CCTTGGTCTACGACAACACAGGCTTGCGCCGCAGCCAATCCGCATGACGAACCAACGCGCTCAATACCATAAACATAAGGTGGGCCAATGTAGTTTGCCACATGCGCATCGCGGCTGGTTAGCAGCAAAGTCTGACCTTTGACCGTATGCCCAGCCATAAGCTCACCAGAAGTTTGCAATTCCAAATCACCAGCTTCGTTTGTAGCTGCTGGTGTCCAAGTGTTGTTGTCCTCACGATCTGACCATTGCACCTTGCGAGGATTGCCGCCTGCGCCTAATGCAAACACAAAGCGCTCTTCTGTTACAACAATGCCTTTGTTGCTTGTCGGTGCATTGCTCAAGACTGCCGCAGCAGTTGCAGTGTCTAGTTGCCATTCGTAAATCTTACCGTCATCCGAATTACAGGCTAAAAGATATTCACCCCAAGGCTGTAGCTGCCAAGATGTTGCTGGGTCAATTCTGGCAGTATCAGGACGCGCAACGCCGTATGCATATACGCCGTAGAAACCACCGCCATACCCAGTAAACGCATCTGCGTCTATACGACCTGCTGTTAGACCTGCTGGCGTAATGTCGTACTGCAAGCCTGCTTCAGTCCAGACGTAGAGCTTATTATAAGTTCCTGATGAGATGTAACGTGAGGCTGAATTGTCGATCCAAGTGAGCATGCCGCGTAGCTGGGCATTGCCTGCATTGTTTGATCTAGTACGCCACCCGCCAATCGGACGCATAATACCGTCATGCCAGCGCACTAAGTTTGCGTCACGCCAGCGCCCCCGCGATTGTAAATCAGTTCCATTTCTATAGACACCAGCAGGGATGTTTAAATCAATAAGAGACATTGGCGTACCTTTAACATCGCGTTGGTTGCAATATAACACATTGTTGCAAATATGCAAAAGCCCAGCGTTTTGCTGGGCTAGTGCTTAGATATGTGCGCAGTTTACTCAGCCGCAATCTCTTCGGCTTCCTCTGGTTCAGCTTCCAAGTCTGCTGCCAGTAGCTCAAGAGCCTTCTGCCGCCCCATGTGAAGCTGATCCAAGTTAAACTGTGCATTGCCTAGCTTTCGATCTAAGTCATTCACATGGTTCAGAAGTGTTGATTGCCGTGGGGTTAAGTCATCCAAGTTGTATTCAACTTCATTGACCGTGATGGTTTTCTTTTCGTCTTTCGCCATCTGTCTATTCCTTTCTGTGTTATTCAGCGGCCCAAGGCATACCGCTAAGTGATGTTGGGTTTGCTAGTGCATCCAGCTTTGTTTGGATTGCAGCCTCGGTATCTTCTTTGTTAACCTGACCATGTACCCAGCCTAAGACTGTGGCCTCTGTCAAATCAGCATATGCCACATAACCATCAGAAGATGGGTCAGGTGAATGTGATGTTGTGCCGTAGGAACGTGCAGAGTTTCCATCTGCATCTGTACCCAAGCAATACCAGTGCGCAGTTGTTACGCCTTGGTCAGCATCGTTGTTGTATTCTAGGTTTAAAATAGACCATGTGAATGTAGTTGCCATCTGTCTATTCCTTATGAGTTCGCTGTGATTGCAGCGTTAACCGCTGTCATATCTTCCGTTGTCCAGAAGTCTTTAGCAACCATTAGCTGTAGATGCTCTACGTTGCGTGACACAGTTTCAGCCCAATCAGCATCGTCCATGCCCTCTGGTTGCCCAGCGTTTAGCAAGTCAACAGAGTGACCCATTGCAACATAATGCTGCTGTATTTCTTCTACTGTCGGTGTGTCTGTCATGTTCTTTCTCCTTTATAGACAAAACTACCATAATGCTGCTGCCTAGCTTGTTCTGCTGTAATAGCGGCGGCTTCAAGATCGTCATAGTATCCAAAGTGTTTTTGTTTTCCATCAACACTGACTTGAACACTATACTTCCCATGTTGCTTGTGCCAATGCACGTTAGGCACTTTGCATTTATTGTCAGAACGCAGCCGCCTGTTTAGACTGTTTTGCTGCTGCGTTGCCTCACGCAAATTCTCAATACGGTTGTTGAAAGCATTACCGTCAATATGGTCAATGATCTCTGGCAAGTAGCCTTTGTTCATCAAGAATATGATACGATGCGCTTGGTACTGCTTTCCTTTCATCCGTGTCTTTGCGTATCTGCCAGACTTGTAGATAGCAGACATGCCGACTTTACCACGGCGGCTCTGTACCTTGCGAACAAGATCACCATCATTGTATTCAAACATCTGATGAGCTAGTTCGTACAGTTCCGCAGTTGGTGTATCAGTCATGTCTTTCTCCTTTTCTGACTAATGTTATCTTACGAGCCATTCTTCTACTGTGTCGGATACATCACGCATCTTAATCCAGTTAGAACCTGTTGGCTGTCCTTTACGAATACGCAGCTTACCCATTAGACCTACAGTGTCCCATTCAGGGCGATCCTCACGAGAAGTATATTCCTGATCTGGGTCATAGTCTGGGTTTAATATGCGCTCATCGTTTTCATCACGTTGGTATGCGCCAAAGTCATCTTTGAGGTATTTGCTTTTCCATGCGCCTATGTCTGCATCACCAATCATAGACGGTCTTGCAGAAATGACACCAAAGATTAACGCTGCATCATCGTCGGCAGTTGCTTTGCGCATTTTACTGTTTTCAAGAATGACGGAATATCCACGACGATCCTCGTTGTCTGGATTACCATCGGCCCATTCGAAATATTCCGCATAGTCTGCACCGCCTCCGTTCCATGATCCATCAGCATATGCCTGACCATCTCCACGCAAGTAAAACTCAGTGTCCGCATTGCCACCAGAACGATAAATTACAAAGTTAAAACCAGAGTTTTGAGTTCTTCCAACCCGATTGTCCATTAAGTGGCCAACATAACTAGTGTTTGAGGCATATGTTAATGTTGTTGATGTAGAAGTTGAAGTATTACCAAAAATTGCCGCACTAGAACCATCTGTTGTTTTTACGCTAAAATGCTGCTGTCCAAAACCCAAGTCCATACCACTAATGGCATTTGAGTTCATAATATACCCACTGCTATTTACATAAACCCTAGGATTACCATCCCCATCCGACAGCACGATGTTGTTGCTTGAGGTGCGGATGTCCAAGCCGTTTTGGTTGCCGTTGTAGCGGCCTATGATGGTGTTGCGTGTGCCTGTGGTAATTAAATAACCAGCATCATCACCAATTAAAGTGTTTCTAATCCCAGTTGTAATATCATTGCCAGCACCCCGCCCAATACCAATATTTTCATAACCAGTAGTTTGGCTGTACAAAGCATTTGCACCAATAGCTACGTTTTCTCCAGAGCCAGATACATAGCTATATAATGCCTGATACCCCACAGCCGTGTTGTAGCTGGCGGTGGTGTTGGATTGCATTGCGTTTTGACCTACAGCAGTGTTATAGGAACCATTAGTATTGTACCTTAACGCTTGCATTCCGAATGCGCTGTTGTACTGGCCTGTTGTGTTAGTAGTTAAGGCAAGAGAGCCAGTGCTTGTATTAAATTGACCCGATGTATTACTATAACCAGCCTGATACCCAACAGCTGTGTTGTAGCTGGCGGTGGTGTTGGATTGGAGTGCATAGTATCCAATCGCTGTGTTTGCTGTGCCTGTAGTATTTTGATAGGCAGACCCGTAACCAACAGCTACATTGTTAGCAGCAGTGTTGGATTGTAAGGCATAATACCCAACTGCAGTGTTGTTGCTTGCGGTGGTGTTGCTTTCAAGTGCAAGCCTACCAATCGCCGTATTGTTGCTACCAGTTGTATTTGAACTCAAAGAACCTTGACCCAATGCGGCATTACTTCCCCCACTAGTGTTTGCATCAAGTGCCGCTGCGCCAACCGCCGTGTTGTCTGCGCCTAAGGTGTTTGCACCAAGAGCCGCATAACCTACACCAGTGTTGCTATTTGCAGTGGTATTTGCAGTAAGAGCAGACGCTCCGATGGCCGTGTTATAACCACCACTCAGCGACCCATCATCCAACGCAGCATCACCCAACGCCACGTTGTTTGTACCAACAGGATAATTCCCATCCAGCTTGATCGTGCCGCCATCGACTGACAGGTTGCCGCCAATGGTTAGTCCTGTCAGCGTGCCAAGGCTCGTCACGTTAGCCTGCGCGGCAGTTGCCAGCGTACCAGTAATGCTTGTGTTGGCTGTCAGCGTTGTAAACGTACCAGCGCCCGCTGTCGTGCCGCCAATCGTTACACCGTCCAACGTACCTGAGTTAATATCAATGCCAGTAATGGGCGTAGTACCGTCAAGCAGATCGTCAACGCTATCCCAGTTACCATTTAGGTAGCCACCCCAATCGTCTTCATCCGCACCGACGACTGGTTTATTAAAGCTGTACGTTGTGGTTGTTGTTGGCATATCTATCTCCTATGCGGCATCAGCCCAAGTTTCGCTTGCAGCCGTAGCATCTGTCCATGTTTCCGATGTAGGGGGAATGGCAGACCAGCTATCGGTCACGCTTGATGCATCTTGCCATATTTCGCTTGCAGGATCAACCTCTGTCCAAACTTCAGCCGTGCCAGCAAGCGGCTCCCACTTTTCAATCGCATTGCAA